TTATTAAAGAAGTTAAGGAAGGTAGGAAGTGAAAGAAAAAATTAAAATTTCTTATTTAATAACACTTCTAATTTTCTCTTGGATTTTAATATTTAAAATTAGCTTTGAGTTGTACATACACTCTAAACAAAAATATGAAAAATTAAACACAGAAGAAAGATGTAACATTAAATTTCCATCATCTCTTAGAAAGAAAAGCGAAGAAGATGTTTTTGCTAAATATAGAATAAAAAATAAATGTGTGAGAAATTATGGATTGGACGCAAGTTTTAACGATATTAGGCGCTAACATGGCTTTATTCTTGTGGTCAGTAAGGCAATCGAGAACAGATTTCTTACACACTTGTAGAATAATCGAAACTATTCAATCGGAAATGAAGAATTTTCATGGTAGGCTTTGTGCATTAGAAGAAAGAAGGGAAGGGAAAAAATGAGTGAATCAAGTGGAGTACTAACAATTTTAGGCGTATTAGTTGCCAATTCAGCAATGATTATTCCTTTATTTTTGTGGAATAGATCGGAATCTAGAGCGGACATAAGGCATGTAGATGCTAAATTAGAATCAACTAGAGAATTGGTTAGGGCAATTCATGATGAAATGAAAGATTTTCATGAAAGAATGATAAAAATTGAAGAAAGGGTTAGGGGAGAAAATAAATGAGCTATATTTTAGGTTTTTTATTTTGGTGGTTTATTTACCCGCTTCTTTTTGACTAAATAACTCTTTCAAATCTTCTTCAGAAATGCTTTTGAGCTGATCATACATTTCTGGAGAATCATTTTTAATTTCCCTAGCATACAATCCCAAAAGATTCTTAACTATATACCATTTATTTTGATTTATCCCCTGGACAAGTTTTGTTGTTATTTGCTGCAACCTAGGATTTGTAAGCATTTGCTGAGACAATTTACCAAAAGAAATTTTAGTTGCAATTGGACCTAAAAAATAAGGGTTACCCATTACTGCAGATGCTAAAGCTCCTCCAGCCGCTAAAGTTTCTACTCCAGATACAATATCCGATGTCAGAGAAGGCTTTAGCTTTCCTGCTATTTTCGAATATTTTGAATATAGCAAATTGACAGTATCAAAGTCTTTGGCAAGATCAGGAGATAAAGTTTTTATAGCATCTTTGATAGGACCCTTCAATAAGGATAGCTGTTTAGTCTTTCCACCAAGACTATGATTGACATCAGAGTAGAAGTTCATTAGGCTTTCGCCCGTTATCTTATTTCCAAGTAAATCCTGAAAATCTTTATTGACTTTGGCTTGCACTTTTCTAGGCATAAGTGCAATTTTTTCTTTCAGCGAATTGATTAATTTTCCATTGTTTAATTCTGAAATTTCATTTTTAGCACCAGGCAACTTAGATAAATTTTTATAGGCAGTTCCTAAGGATTCTTTTGTTTTACCTAAAACTCTTTCTGTAGCGCCTCTTTTAGGAGTAATTTTTGATAGCCATTTTTGTTTAAAATCAGACTGGATTAACGGGGTTATTTCTTCATCAGTCAAACCCATTTTCCTAGCTTCTTTGATTATTTCTTTATTGCTTCCACTAGAAATTAGTTTTTTAGTTAAATCAGGACCCATAAAAGCAGTAAATTCAGCTGCTGTTTGAACCCATTCAGGCGCTCCCAATTCTTCTGCCAGTTGACCCGCTCCACCTGCTGCGAGAGATCTACCAATAGTAGAAGTTGACGCACCTGGGAAAGCCAAAGCCGTTGGAGTTTCTCTAAGCCCTCGCCTTATTCCTTTTTGTACGGCACCTTCATCAGTAGGTAATAAGACATCTAAATTTTTTGTCTGTTCCTCAAGCTGTTCTTCAGTAGATCTAGGCTTTATTATTTCTCCTTCTTCAGTGATATCAGGAAAATCTTGCAAAGGTCCCATTATTCTCCCTAATCTTCCTAACCCTTCAATACCGCCTTTAATTATAGTCTTTCCATAATCAGCAATATCATTAAAGAATGATTTTTCATTAGGCATAGGAGCTCTAGAAGCCACATCTAAAAAACCCTCTTTCCCTGGCTTAATATCATCATCCAAAAGATCAAATATCGATTCTGGCATACTAAAACCTTTCTCTAAATTCTTGAGGAGTCATTTGATAGATACCAAATTCTTCTATAGATGGGACATAATAACCTAAAGATTCAGCCATTTTTAGAGCTTTATCGCCATACTTTTCTTTAAAAAGTTTAGCATTTGCAAGAGTTAAGGGTGTTCCTTTAGGAACAGTCTTACCTAAATTTGACTTCATTGATTTTAAGCCTTTTTCTTGCTCTTCAATTTCTTTCATTCGATAAGTAGATCGTTGAAATATCTCTTTCTCTAATGGCTTTAAAACTTGATGCGCTCGTTTTGAGGCGTCTTTCTTAACATATCCATATCTTTTCATGTCTTCATCAGCTATACGATCAAATTCGTTAAGATATGCCTTATCTAAAGCCACTTCTCCTTCAAGCATTTCCTGTACCGTTAAATTAGCTTCTTTGCTTTGTCCAATTTTAGGAAACATGGAATTAAGTCTTTGCTCAAACCATTGGTTTTGAGCACGTGCACTTACTCTACCCATATTGCTCATCAGATTTTCTTTGCTGGCAGTGATTAATTGAGCACCTTTGGCAGTTCTAAAAACATCTTTTCCTGTTAAATCGGCCAAATAATCTAAGGAAAAAGTTTCCATATTTGCACTTTCAACGGCATCTCTAGCATGATTTAATGCCATTTCTTTTCTTGGTATCGATTCTCTAAGTTGCTCAGCTTGCGATTCCTGTTTTTCAGAAAATTTTGTGTGATATCCTCTTTCCGCTTCGAATGCTTTATTTTTAGCTCTTGCTCGTTCAGATGCAACCCTAGATAAATCATGTTCACCAGCAGCAGCATATAATTCTGCCTCTTGAAATGGATCTTTTTCCATTTCCTCTCTTGGTAATTCATTATTTTGTACTAAATCTCTAAATGAATCCTGATATAGTTTTTCATTTAAGGGAATACCTAATTCCTCAGCAGATTCAAAAATAGCTCTGTTGTATTCATCTGGAGAATATTTACTTTCTTGTCTTTTATTGAAACCATTTCCTGATATGTCTTCAATTAGTTTTCTTCGAGTAAGATCCTTGAATTCAACAAGTTTCTTTTGATTTTCTTGTTTTTGTAATTCTATTGCTTGCTTATCTTTTCCTTGAATGAGAAGTTCTCTTATTTTAGGATTTCTTACCCCTTGGAGATCATATCCTCTTTCTTTCAAAGAAATATCCTCAGCCTCTCTAGCCTGATCAGCTTCTTTCTTCATTTGATGAGATTGATACATTTCAGCAGCTTGACTAAGACCGCCTCTTAAAGCAGCACCGATTTTCTCACCTCTTGTAGGTCCTTGTTGAGGTGTGCGTCTAATAACTTGTATTGGCATAATATCTCCTTAATCGAAACCTGATCCTATACCTGCGCCTAAGGAAGCCCCTTGAAATGCCCCTCCTGGTCCTCCCAAAGCAAATCCAGCAGCTCCTCCTAAAAGACCCCCACCGATGCTTCCCCATCCACCAAGACCACTTTCTTTTTGTTTTTTATCTATTAGTGATCTTTCGTATGGTCTTTGATTTAATAGCATATTGCTATATCCCATCAGATCCTGCAAAGCTTGTCTCTGTAAATTCAATCTATTTCCTTGCAATTGTTGAGCAAAATCCATGGCCGCCTGTGATTGTTGATTCTGGAAACCACTACTACGTCTTGCCCCAAAGCTTCCAGCACCGCTGAATTGAGATGCCATGCCTCTTTGAAGTTGACCGAACTGCTTTAATGCGGGAGCCTCCATTTGCTCAAATAAACCTTCATCTCCCCCGGCAAGTCTTGAAAGATAACTCTCAGGACTAACTTGACCAAAACTGCGTTGGAAAAGCTTTTGTTGTTGAGGAGTAAAATTTTGTAATTGAGCGGCTCTAAAACCCCTTGGTATTACTTCTCCAGATAACTGACCTCTATCTCTAGCCATAAATCACCTCTTTTTCTTTATCCTATCATATTACGGGAGAGCGGTCCACTCCAAAACAATCGTTCCAGATGAAATAGTTGGAGGAGTTCCAGCGCCTGCATCTATGATAATATTTGTTGCATCTACAGTAATCTTTATTTGATTTGTAGCACTCAAAATATCTACATAAGGCAATGTATACCAAATCGTTCCATCTGTAAACGTACCCCAAATCCTTACAAATCCACCAATGCGAGTAATATTTATCCCATGTGGTATGAGATGGGGATAAGCACTAATCGCTGGTATATTATAAGCTTGCCTAAATCCCTGCTGTCGTTTGTTTTGAAACAGAAACCAGTATTCTCCATTAGCAGCCGGCCTATTGGTTGTAAATATTCCAATTGTGCGTGCGTTTACTGCGTTGGCTACGTTAATATAAGATCTACTTACCTCGACGGATAAATGCTCTCCATCTGATGGAAATTCTCGTGTGGTTGGTAAAAATGCAACTTGGTTGGTTATATTATTCACGCCAATACCTGCGATGCACTTACATCCATGATTATTCCATGCAGTTCTATTTCGTCAAATTGGTTAACTGGACTAACAGCAGTAGCAATTCCTCCAGAAACATATTCTCCAAAACCAGTTGAATCCACATTGATCGTAACAGTCGTTGGATCTGAAGAAATTACGTAATAATTATTGTTATTCAAGTCAGTCATTCCAACAACATTTTCTATGAGTATAATCGTCCCAGTAGGAAATTGAGCTGAGCAAGTTAACACGCAAGGATCAGCTTGTGTTGCTCCAGTGATTGCAAATGATGTGGCTGATTTAGTAAAAGATCGCATTTGAGCATCTGAAAGAGTAAATCCAAGCTGTACAACATCCCCGATCAACGAAGTATTTTTTCTATGCCATATTTGTGCTTGTTGTTTTCCTGTAACCATCTGTAAATTAGAATTGGCTGGTGTAAGCCCTATATTCGTGCTCTCAGGACATGTAAAAAGAATAGTACTGTATATCAACGAGCTATTCTGCGTATTTAAAGCAGGTAAAATAGGTCCTTCTGAATAAGAAGAAGCTGCATTCATGCTTAGATAAATCAATAATGTGATTTGAGAATCGTCTGTCTTGGTAAGCAAATATTGTTGAACACCGATGCGTGTTTTTCTAGATAAATCCCATCCTACAGGAAATTGCTTTGTTTGAATAAATGGGACATACATGCGAGTAATGTAACCGCCTCCAAAGTATGTCCCTGAGGATATTGTCGGATTCAATGTAAATACATCAGGATTAGTTATATCTGTAACAACTGAAAAGATTTGATTATTGACTTCCTGTGCAATCGTTCCTATACATCCAGAAATAATTATATAGTCTCCCTCGTTTAAGCAATGATCTATGCAAGTTACAATGCTACCAGAGAATGAAGTAATGTAAAGAGAGTCTGATTCATCCGTTCCAGATTCTCTTGATACCACAAATCCTTGTTGGTTGCCTGCAATTACTTTTGGTTGTCCAACAGTAGAATTTCCTGCATTCCATGGGGTATTCCAATCTTCCCAAATCTCATAAATACTACCAACTGTTGCCCATGTTAGTCCAGATCGCTCTAAGAAAGGGCCATAAGTTGTATAACACTCTCGGAACATTGCCCAAGAATTGTCTCTATAGTTGTAAAGTAAAGTTTGGTTAGGAAAAATTGTATTAAATTCATTATCAACGTAAGTGAAGTATACCCATTCATTTATAAAATCCCTTTGAGCAGTGACTCTTTGAGTTCCGTTGTCGTTAAGATGAAATTGGAAAATCTCATCAGGAATTGGTAAATCAATTCTAACTACTTGAGATTGACCCGCCATAGTAATGCCTCTAGATCCTATTGCCATTACACCTTCATCAGTGTTAATCGTTGAAAATGTACTAGTTGATCCATATTCTGAATTAACTACAAAAGCATTAAAGGGGACAGCATCGCTTCCAGAATAAATTAATCTGGCTTGTAATGAATCGAATCCTAAGATTAGAACGTCTTCATTAGAGGATACTGTATTTATCCTTTGATTAGAGCCAAATGTTATGAATCCACCGAATCCAGCTTGATCACAAAAATAAGCATTAGCTGTAGCAATTTGGTTTTCTGGTACTAATATTGGGAAAAATTGAGTTGTTGGAAGATCGACATCGTCTGTAAATGATGCGGTATAATATGGTGTACCGTTTTGACTGTAAACGATTGTATCCTGAAGATATATTGGCAGTCCGCTTGAAGCTTGTACGACAGGTCCAATAAAAAGTAGTCTATCTTTGAAAGGGACTATCATCCTTGCTCCAACAAGATAATAGATCAATGGCGGTAAGTCACCAATTGAAAAGGCACTTTGAGATAAAGGAGGCATGAAATTAACCCATCCCTTATTTGGAATAAATACCGGAGCTGTTGAACTTCCATTTGTAGGGTCGCCATCATACCATCTAATGCAATCCAGTGTGTTATCAGCATTATTTGTAAGATATTGAGCAATTCCTCCTGTTCCATTTATTGCTAATGTTGCATCAGGAAAAGTGACAATAACATTGTTAGCGTTGACTACAGTTGTGACATATCCGGTTTGCCAATTTATTCCAGTAGTGGTTAAAACCTCATTTACAAAAACAAAATCACCAACAACTAGTCCATGCGTAGTTATTTCAAGATTTGCAGTAGTTGGTGAAAGAACTGTGACGACAAGAATAGGTTTAAATTGCATGCCGATATTTGTAGTTGTAAATGGAAATGTGATTCCATTTGTAGCCCAAAGAGCATTCTCATAATTCACAGTCCAAAATTGCTGATAATTTTGACCATTCCATCTTACAGGAGTACTTGTAGTTTTCTGGGTATATCCAGGATAAGAACCAGTAGGAGGGTTCTTGTACCAGCTAACATCAGTTGCTGTAAAGGGAAAGAATTGAGATATGTTGTATGAATATACGGTATCAAAGCCAAGCGTACCAGTTTCTTGAGTATTTGTAAGATCTCTTTCTTCTAATCCCATAACGGGAAGCTTTGGATAGTAATTGAAAACAGCAGTTACATTTTGATTGGCTTCTGCCAATATAGTAATGTCACCAGTAGCATAGTTAATCGTTCCACTAGGTGATAAGGTTCCGTCTTTAGCAGGATCTGTATAAGTATTAAATGTTCCCACTATTGTTACCGATCCAGGAACAATATCTCCATCCGTTTCCAAAGAAAATCCCGTAAGTAAATTTCCATTTCCAGATGCGTCTAAAGTAATTGTGCTTATAGGAGAATAGGCTGTGGAAGTAGAGTCAAAATGTCTCTGAAGTCTACAAATGAACCTAGTACCGCGTTTTCTTTTAACACGTCCACGCCATTGATAAGCATTGATTAAAAACGGAAATGAGTCATTGTCTATATTGAAAGGGAGACGATTTGTCTGCAAACCCTTATCTAAAGGACCTATGACAAGTTTTTGACCCATTATAAACCTATTGCCATCCAGTAAACAGTTATACCAGACGTTCCGGCAGGTGCTACAACAGAAAAACCAGTTGTGCTTTCTGCAGAAACAAATGGACCACCAGAAAGACCAGAAGGTAAAGTTTTTGAGCTTATTACCAAAGAATAAAGAGAAGTAGGAAATGTAATAGGAAATGTGAAAGCCGTAGATGTTCCATTTAACTTACCAGACCCATATTGAAACATTAAAGCACCCAAAGCAGCTACTCCAGCACCAACATTACCCCCATTTCCAGGAAGAAATGTCCACCCTCCTAATGTTGTTGCAGGTGCGGCATAATTGGTTTCTGATCCAAATAAACCAAATTGAGTCGAATTCGAAGTTTGTCTAGTCAGCTGATATTCATTAGCAGATGTACCGTTTGAAGAAAAAATGTTTGAGTTACCCTGAAAAGACTTTGTATAAATAGTTGTCGAACCAGATATTGTTCCTGTTGGCATAACAATTTGATTAGGAATACGCATCTGATTATGGAAACCACCGTTATTGTCTCCAAAGGTCACATGATCTTCACCAATTAGATTCTTAATCGAATTAGTGTTAATCTGCATAAATGGTTGATCAACGGAAGGGTTATTCGTTGAAAATGGGATATTTTCCGTATAAGGGTAATTAACCATACTAGTTAAATCCTGCTGTATTTCCTATCCCCCATCCTGTTTGTCCAAACATAGATGAAGAATAAATTGTTTGAGTTCTAGTTGAAGTGAATTGTCTTTGACTTCTTTTCCATACAAGCATTTCTTGCTCACGGAAAAAAGGTTCGTAAAACTGCAGTTGTTCCATATCTCCAGTATCTGAAAGTATCTTCCTAGCGCTTCCTCTGGCAATGTATTCTGACATATAAGCGTATTGGATAGCATCAGAGCTTTGTAAGTAAGCTGCAGGTGTTAGGTAGCCATCAATTTCTACAAGATATTGTGTGTTTGGTGGAGCCCTAAAACTAAGAACATTATTATAATACAATACCGATCTGGGAATACCCATCTGATAATAATAACACAGACCGTTAATAGGCATCCCATCAGGGATAGCAATAGGAAAATAAACATTCTGTGCCACCCCTGTAAAATAGTTTATCGTATTCTGAGTAGTGGTATAAAACGGAGTAGGAGCAGGCGTATTTGTAAGAGGTAAATTTCCAAAAGGAGGATTTCTCGGTTCCATTAAAAGACCGTAATTAGTGGCTCCAGTGAGGAATTGGCCACTATCGCAAACTGTTATATTTTGTCCATCAGCTCCAGTAGTGGTAAAGTAGACTGAAGGGATAACGCTAGTCGTAGGAACCTGAGGAATAGTAGAACCAGAATTACCAACTACTGGTGGATCTTGAGGAACCGTTGCAGGAATTACATTATTTAAAGCTATGATTCCAGCTATATCTATATGACCTCTAATAATACATGCAGAAATAGGATTATTGATAGGACTCGTATTACCAGGTAAAAAAGGAAACGGGAGAGTATAAGGACCACTTGTCCCGTTACCTGTTCCAACCTGTACGTTGAGTTGTACGTAATTTGGCCAAATGTTGTTAAACTGACTTCTCTGTGTATAGAATGGTATCTCTATACCATTAACAAAACATGGACCAAAAAATCCCTGATAAACAGGATAGTAGCTAATTGACTGTGGCAAATTTCCTGGAGATTCAGTTTGTATGCTATAAAGAGGCATATTGTACTGATCTACCCCAGGAGTAGTTAGAAACTGATATTTTGTTTTAAGATCGAATAGCTGAATCCTAGCGTCTACATCATTTGTCCAAAATCTGTTTATATAATCAATTATGAGAGAATCTGAGATATCAGAATCACTCGGTGATTTGATTATTCTTCGAACATATGTGATTATAGAGCTAAGTAGATTCATTATTTTGCCTTATGATGCTTATGTCCCATTTTTGCCATCTTATGAAGAGCGCTTAAATGATGTTTAGCCATTTTAGCATGATGGGCATGAGAATGTTCTTCATGATGCTCATGATGTTCTTCTTTATGATGTTTAGCATGATGCTTTTCTTGGTGTTTAGCCATTTTTTTCTCCTTTGAATTTATATTTTACGTTCATGTAAATCCGCTTTACATTAAAAATTCGATGCACCCATAAAGATCGACTTTCTATTAGATACAGGCAAAGCATCGAGACGATTCTTTGTTGATTCTACTATTAGTTGACCTGTCATTGTTCCAAATTGGTTTGTTCCGACTGGCTTGCTTTCATCCATTTTAAGCTCACGATAAGTACATCCTTTGAGTCTTTCAGCTACATATCTAGGCGCCCAAAGAGGTTTTCCTACTGGCACAATCCATTCTTCGCATGGAACACCCGCAAAAGGTTTAACCCATAATGTGATTGCTTCACCGATGCACTCTCTATTTTCTGCGATGAATTTTACATATTCTTTCGCTTCAATATAATCTTGACGGTACTTCTCGTTAAATTTCTCATTGGCTTGAAAGCTCCTGTTTGCCTTTAGATAAAGTTCGTTTGATTTTTCAATATCTGTCTGAGCTATTTTATGTATTGGTTCTACATCTTTTTTTGGTGCCGCTGATAATGTATCAAGATTGATTTCCTTAAGCTGATTTTCGAAATCCTTAGAAGATTCAGCGATTTTGTCTAACTCTTTTTCAGCTTCTGATGTTTTCATTTTTGGTCTTTTATCGTCTGTCATAATGTACCTATAGTGGTGAAATGTTAATGAAAGCGCCGGGAACATTAGTAGATGTCTGATTAACTCCAGTTGAGCTAGTCAGGCCGCTATTAACATCTCCGACGGCTAATATTTGGGGTAAAACTTGTCCTGAGGATGAAATGAATGAGTTCGCCTGTGATGAATTAATGCTTATTTCTACTTGATTAGGATTAGGAATGCTTAACACATATCCAGTCTGTTCATTCAATTGACTACACCCATTTTCTTGTGGAATGATCAATCTAACCAGTTGACCTATGACATAATTTAGATTAGCTGTTGTCGTTACGAGAGTTGTTTGACCTAAAGCAACATCAGATATAACAAATCGACTCGGTTGGTAAAACTGAGCATTGATAGGAACATTGCTATAGGGCGGTATAGGCCCAAAAATTAACGGAGGCGTAGCCATTTCTCTCCTAAAAAAGGGGATGGTTTCCCATCCCCCTAACATGCAAAAAAATATTAATATTTACAAGAAATATTACATATTTCTAAGGATACGAAATATCGTGAAGTTTGGCTTCCCAATAAATGACGTCTCCTTCAGTACCGACTAATACTGAACCTGTCTTAGCAGTTCCAGCTCCCGCTCCGATAACGAAACCTTGCGAAGTATTATTAACGAATGCACCTTTAATAGCTGGTCCGTTAATCGTATTCACAAAGCTTGCGCTAGTAGAACCTATTGGGAATGTATAAGGAGGTGGATATAATGCAGATCCTGCACTAATAGATACACCGCCAGTATTTACATCACCAACAGCACACATTTGAGGGAAACTTAAACCTGGGACTTGAGCAACAGGTACGTTTACGTTAAATGCTGTAAACCCTGTTGAATCAATATTCACTACGACTGTGTTATAATCCGTTACCGAAACAACATATCCGTATTTCGGAGAACCCGGAATAGTTGCATTAGGTAATGAATTAAGTTCAGTCGTACCCCATTGTGTAGGACTGCCGGCAACAGTAGGAATATGGAAAGCAACTTCTTGACCTACAACCATATTGTGAGCACAGGTAGTAGATATAGTGGTTGTTGTTCCAGTTGTTATAGCACTGATAAATGTCACACCAGGGAAATATAGATAAGGATACAAAACTTTTTTAACAGTCGCACCTGTTGGTGATGCTGCTAAAGCTGTATAATTTGATCCTGTACTATCCCAAGGAACTGTGAAATTATCAGCGTCCGTGCGTGTTACAGTAAATGGAATACCACTTAATTGAGGCATACCAGCAGTGTATTGAGTAGAATATAATCCTTCAAACATAACCACATCACCGGACTTAAAACCGTGAGCAGTAACTTCAAAAGATGTAGGATCAGCTTTTGTTGATGAGACAATTTGTTGACTTGCACCGAACTGTAAAAGCTGACCAGCACTAAATGTGCTAATACCGTTTACAGTAACAGTATCCGCTATCAAAGCAGGTGTTGCACTATAAACTTGTTCAACAGCAAAACCTTGGCCCATGTTGGAATCCCACCAAGCAAACGGAACTTTGTTTTCCGCTGCTGCTGAGTTGGCAACAGTATAGTTTATCAAACTTACAAAGTCCGGTTGAAATGGCAGATTTACTATCTGCGCAAAACCAGTTGATGTAAATTTACCCTTTGCTAATCTTGAATATTCAGCCATGATACGCCTCCTTAAATTACAGCAGCGCTTTTACGCGTGCTAAGTAGGTTTCTGATAGCTGTATCTTGCGTTAATGCCTGGGCTTGCCAGAATTTAACGGCTAGAGTAGCGTTTTGGGCCAACATACCACTATAGTATGGGTCACGATAGATCAATGACATTGTACCACCGTTTTGGTTAATATGGGTGATAGCCTGTCTACCAACGACTGTATTATAATAAACGTCATTGCCAAGAGCTGAAGTTTGTCTTGCGACTGGAGCTTCGGAACTTGTCAAGATACGAATGTTAAATACTGAACCATATTCTGTCTGCAATGCAGAAAGATTAGATCCATAGTTCCATTGGTTTAAAAATCCTTGTCCAGTAAGCGAGTCGAAATCAGACTGAAGCTCAGTTGAACTCAGCATAAAATAGGCGCTTCTTACAGGACCTGTACCAAACTTTAGACTACCTTCGATACCGCTTTCAAATTTGAAAGCATTATTTGTATCAAGGGTAGTAGCAACTAACGAAAAGTCTGCTACACCTAGGTTTGTAGGGTTGTCCCCGTTTGTACCAGCTCCCGCGTTAATTTGGCTAGCAGCGGATACAATATAGTCTCTGAGAATTAACACGCTGTTACTTTATGACTCACGTTTCTAATGTGAGCGGGGGAGTTCTTCGACATCCCCTCTCATAGTTACCTATGAGATCAGACTTTCGCATCTCTATTTCTAGAGTCCAACCGCTAAGTCGTTCAGCCCGAACTTGACATTAAACAATTCCATGCGTACACTGGTTAGTGAACTTGTAACCACAGGAGGTTTTATGAAGTTCAATAACATCGATCATAAACATAGGATCTTTTATGAACCTAAAATACATAGTCCAACTGATTTGGCATATCTCGCCGGTATTGTTGATGGAGAAGGTTGTTTTCATGCCTGCAAGCTTAAAAACAAACCTGGAGATGGATACAAAAACGGGCATTACAGATGCGTTTTGAAAGTATCCAACACCAACATTGATATTTTCAATTGGCTTCAAGAAACATTTAAAGGCACTTGCTGTGCAGCCTTTAAAGAAACTAGAGACCATTTGTTTAAACGAGATATTTATGAATGGACAGTAACAGGACATCGTTTGCTGGATATATCCAGACAAATACTTCCTTATCTTATCATAAAAAAGAGGCATTGCGAACTCATTATTAAATTTAGAGAATCCTTTCCACTTAATCTTGGAAGAGGAACTCGAGAACTTACCAAAGATGTTCAAGATCTTAGGCAAGAGTGTATCGATGAAATCAAAAAACTTAATGCTAGGGTTCGAGCAATTCCACATTGTAAAATCTCTTAAGTTCTTGGCCCTTGTTGTCCTGGTGGCTTATGCTGCCAGGATTTCCAAGTCAATCAGGTTAGATTTATCGAGGACAAATTCTATCCTCGGCTTGGCGCATGGCTACAGCGAGTCTTTCACTCACCCAAGCCAATACCATTTTACGCCGCAGCTAAGAGGGCGTATTCGAACATAAGTTGTTCACCCTCTTGATCTTGGATAATTACCTGCTCGTTTATGATACAACCAGTACCAAAAACAGCCATTTGAGCATCAATGATATCCCTCTGAGGAACCTGTGCAGGCGGGTCTATGCCTGAGTTGCCAAGTTGTACAGTTGGGGGTTGTAGAGCTCTAGGTCTCATAAATCTATAAGTTGTTCCACCATTCATAGGCATAGAGGACTTATCACAAATAGTGATATAGTTCATGCCTGGGGTTGGAACATATAGCATACCGGGCGCCAAAGACTGACATTAACTGTTACTTTATGACCTACAATATGTTGTAGGCGGGGCAGTTCTTCGACATGCCCTCACGAGTTTTATAAGCTATATCTCGTGCTCAGACTGTTGCATATCCTTTCGGATCCATCGCGCTCAGTCGTTCAGCCTAGCATTACCCTTGGCCCTCGTCACCCAGCTTTAGGGCTTCCGAGTCAATCAGCGACGGTTTATTGATCCCTCAGTAGTTAAGGATCATTGGCCCCAAATTGCCTGTTGTCGTAATCATGAATAACACCTCGAATAAGGCATTAATGTGACATGTGATCGGTAGACGAACCTAACTACATCTATTCTCGAGCATGTCTAGTGAAAGGTGCGAATCTTTCTAACGCGAATTGCTCATAACGCAGAGCTTACGTAATTTCTTTATACGTTTTCATTGATTTCATGTAAAGCGGATTTACATTTAAGCACATTCGGAATTATTGAAAACTCTTCTTCTTTTATAAGGAAGTCTAGGGGGAGTATATCCATGTAAACTGTTATCTTTTACAGGAACGAAGTATAAATCATCTTTGTAATGAATTCTCCAAGCATATTCAGTCCAATTTTGATCATCTTTAATTTTAACCAACTTATGAATATCACCTCCAATTAAGGCATATTCTTCAGTAATTTTCATCATGTAAATCCGATTTACATTGGGTCAAATTTATAGTACGAAGGATCTTTTCTCATCTCTTTTTGAAATTCTATCCAACCTTCTGTTTTTTCTGGATATTCGTAAATATTCCAAGGGGGAGGATAAAAGCCATCTTCATGTAAATCCGCTTTACATTGGAGAAATTCTTTCATTTTCTTATTGAATTCTTCTTTTGTCAAAGAAACCAGATCTTCTTCATTAGGATGTTCTAAGAACATTTTGGCGGTTCCTTAGGATCCTTAATACCGGAACATTTATAATAAGCAAAAGTTCCCATTAAAACAGCACCAGCGATAAAATAACCGATTTGTTCAATGTATTCCATATATCCTCACTTCTTCTTTTTGTTTTTGCTTATTCCAGCTTCAGACATTGCGATCGCAATTCCTTGCTTAGGATTTGTCACCATAGGGCCTTTCTTAGAACCACTATGAAGTTTTCCTTCCTTAAATTCATGCATCACTTTTTTAACTTTTGACCTTTCTTTTCTTGTCTCTTTCATCTTAATACCCCATTCTTGATTGTAATTCCTTCATTTTCTTAAAGGCAGCTTCTTGCCCTTGAGGACTAAAATCGCCTTGATTGCCAGAATAAGGAGACGAACCTACACCGCTAGGCTGATAAAAAGGCACTCTCTTATTAGCATCAACTTTTTCCTGAATAGAAGATTGCTTAGGCTTTTCTTGATGAAGACCAAGTGCTTTGATACTCTTATATACTAGCTTTTGCCTTTCAAATCCTTCTGGCATTTCTAGAATGCTTTCTGCAAGATCGGGATCTAACTGAGCGAACTTTTCTGCATGCTGTAGAACATCATAAAAATCTTGATTCTGCTTAAGCCAATTCTGTTGTCTTTCTTCGGCTAATGCTTGATTAACGGCTCGTTTAATTTCTGCTTGAGTCTGTTGTTTTGCTTGTTCTCCAAATCGATTGAGTGTTTTATTCAACTTCTTTTTGTCAACATAAGGCTCTGAGTCATCATCTTCATCATCATCTGGAGGAACTTGTTTCTTTGATTGGGCTTCTCTTAAAGCTTCTTCTGCTTGCAATCTTGCTTGTCTTTCCATAGCAAGTTTTTGTTCCATAGCTCTAAAGTTATATTCTTTGTCATTATGTTTCTTTTCTTGGATATTTTGATCTTGAGTTTGTGCATTTTGTGTGGTATCAATCATATATTGTCTCCTTTAGCCTTATCACGCTGGCAGCGGTTGGATTTACTTCATTTAAAGGAATTTCTAGATAAAAGGCAATATATGAATAGTGAAAAGATCCAAAAATACTATACGCCATATCTAGAATGCCGAAATCCGAAAACAGGGGAGATATTCCAGCTTATTACTGAAATCAAGAATAACTCAGAAAAAATCAAGCCACTATTCAAGCAAAGTAGAATAAGGAAAAAAAATGAAAATAAATATACTTGATGCACATGATAGATTAACAGATTTCGTAAGCAAATCATCTTCCGACATATCTGAATGCTGTCAAGATTTAATCAATCAAAGACCTTTTGGAAGCCACGCATTCTACATTTTCGCTCATAAACGCACCATTGGCATGGATGAAAAATTTAATTTATTCCTAACTGGTAAATATTACTCATTGGCCGATGTTCCAGAAGCCACCATTATATGGCAACCACGTTTGACAAAGCCAAAAGCACAAACAAACTCCATGCTATTTAAGGCTTATCCAGGAACTGACAAGATCAAAGTTATATGGATGATACCCGGAAGGGAAATGTTTGATCAATACCAGAAAGACAACTTGACAGAAAGCAGTATCGTATTTCAAAGTATTCACGCTTTTGAAAATGATAGAGGAAGTTTAGAAGCTAAAGAAGATGATGATTTAAACGATGAAGCGATTGATAAGATCTACCAGAGCATCGCTAAAGGGACAAAGAGTAAAAATAATCTACTAATTCAGTAGATTTTAGGAGATTTTGACATGAGCGATTGGAAAAAGATTAACAATGAATTATGGATGGATTTTGACGCTTTTTCTAAAGTATTCATCTCACAGGGATCTCATGATGGTAAATATTATATAGAAGCAGAATTGAAGGAATCCAATGATGTTTGGATAATTGGAGAGCCAATTGATTGTGAGCATGAAGCAGAAAAAGTAATGGATGGATATTTTAAGATTGGAACGAATTTACCACCTATTTTTTAGTGAAAAGGTAAATTTACCTTTTAAAAGTCCCAATGCAACATAATCAAGGTTATCAGACGTTGATGGGTAAACAGGAGTCCCCCCGGCCTGACCGGGGGTAAAAGAGAAAATTCACACTTAACTAGGGAAGTTCTCAATATACCATGAAAGAAGATTTAAGCAAAGAAAATTATGCTAAAGATTTAGGCGGCTTGCTTAACTTTTTCTTAGAAAGTTTACCGCCTATCAATAAACTGCGATCAGTACCAACAGGATTCCTGATCCCGGTTCCCTGATTATACCCGTTAGGCATATGTGAGCTAGGAGTATGAAAGTTCTTAACTTTTCCGCTTGTCGTTTTCTTTGTCATATAAACCTAATGTTTTAACGCGTCCCATAGGTACGCCAGGGTTTGCATCATGAGAATCTGTTCCAATTGGCTGATTTACACCTACACCATAGTTATAGCCTTGAGAAACAAAACTGCTAGATCTTTTGTCATAGCATTCTGGGTCTACACTTTGAGGAAAAGGCTTATGTGTAATTTCTTTTGGCTCGGTTCTATCCTTGAAGCCAGTCTTAAAATCTCTTACCATGATAAATCCTTTTTAAAAATGGGTAATGGCTTGCATGAATGATCCATTACCCCAAACCGCGAGGGTTTAATTTCGATAACCATCTTTCTGCTTATGTTGATTAATCTTTTTTTCCATTGAGGATTGGACACCTCTAATAGCTTCTGTAGTATCTTCATATTTTGTTAATGCACCTGCACCTTCCGCTGAAGATTCAGTTTTGATCTTAGCACCTTCTGGAAAAGGAGATCCCTTTGATCTACCTCCGGCCCAGAAAGAATGATCATCAATTCTTTGACCACCACTCATAATATTCTCCTTTATTTTTCTTCAAGGCATAGAATATCTTGCCTGAAGTAGTTTGGGTTTTCTTTTTTCATTTTCTTAAAATTTTCTTCAATTCTCTCACAGTCTTCAATATGATACTGACCGCATATAGAAACCATATTCGCACCCTGATAGATATAATTCCCATTACTAAGTAACAGAAAGTCTTCATTTTCGTAAACGACATTCATATACCTACTGCATTGCTTGTCCAGCCATTTCTTGCTGAGGCTGTCCTTGCATCTCTTGAGTATGTTGTTGAGGTTTAGCCATCATTATTTGCTGCATAAACTTTTTAGAAGCTTCTGTTCTTTCTACTTGCTGTCTTGAGATCTTTTCTGTTTCTTCATCGTCATATTTTATTGATTCAAGGTTATTAGCTTGTAAAAATGTTTCAATCTCACCAAATTTCTGAATAGACTCTAACAATGCAGTGAGAGCAGCCATTTTTTCTTTTGATGCTAATGCGTGGTTCTTAGATATCATTGACATTCTTTCTTCAAACAAACCTACATTAGATTCAGCCCTAGAATCCCTTTCCCTTGCCATTGAAAGCTGATTATGAATCTTAGCAATCAGCTCTTTCATCTTCATTTCTTCAAAGGCATGTTGGATATTCTGTGCTTCATTCTGAACAGCTGCAGCCTGCATTTCTTGCTGTTGCAAGTATTCCATAATCTCAGTCTTTCCTTGAATATTCATATCTTTAATGATCATGGAGGCAGGCAATACTTCTCTACCAAACCTTTCATTGATCTCAAGCATTTGCTGAGCTTGGAAGTTCTTTTGAGTAGGAGTTAAAAGGCCTTCTTCAATGATGACTTGATATTTTGCGAAGATACGAGAAAAGAAATGAGGGGAGGGCTCTTGTCCAATTAGCATACCTACCTTAGCTGCGTTCCAATTATAAAGGACAAGTTGGAGTAATTTGCTTCCTACTTTTTTAAAAGCATAATCCCATTGATCAAAATACTTTTGGAAGACCATGAGATTGGCAGCTTGCTTAAGCATCATTGTAAGAGAACTAATCATTTTATCATTTTGACCAGACCAATTCTCAAGATCAATTCCACTCGTTTGGAAAACTAGTTTTGCCATTTGTTCGGCTAATGCTAAATCAGATTCAGGAACTGCGCTAGGAATGATCTTTTGTACATCATCCATTTCATAGCCATCATTAATAATGATATCCCATCCTTGACCAGATTTCTTTAGATTGTCTTCATTTGCAACAGCGCCTGATTTTCTTTTCCATCCGGCATTAATTGTAGCAGCTGCTATATCGTTATTTTGGATAACCTTATAATTGAAAAGGAAATTAGCATCACGCATAGTGCGGACCAAGCTTCTTACCCTCAAGTCATATTGATTCACATGCGGGTCATAGTTCCAATATACAGGAACAGCTGGAACTCCAATATCTCCCATGGGATTTTCACCCAAATACATGAGCTGATCATTTAAAACAGTTGCCAACTTCCAGCATGGAACTTCTACCGTAACCGCTTCCATATCTTCTATATGATAGAGAATCTTTTCTAGATTTTCTTCACCACCAGCGAAATCAAAAAACATGTTTTGTGATCGGCTATATAGTCTTTTCTTTCTAGTCTTCCATTTATACCAAACATAAGAAAGGACTAATAGATCGTTCTTAGCCATGTTGTAATTTTCAGGAAGGAAGTAGAAATTTCCATAGGCTTTAGGAGCACTAACCATATTAGAAACTTCTTGTGCCCTTTCTCCAAATCTATCTCTAGCGACTTGTTTAGAAATATACTCCTGAAACCACATGTATTGAGCATCAGAAAAATCAGGCTCTCTAGCATATGGATCTACTAAAAAAGAGTTATACTCCCAGATTTTTAACTTAAGCTCTCCTTGAGCATGATCATCAGTAGTATAATCAAGATAAGGTTGGACCATCACAAGACCAGAAATAGCCGACAATTCATAAGCTTTTGACATCTGCTCATGTATGCCATTAGTATTACATACGTGAGTCATTAATCTCGTATATTGATCTGTAGTATTTGGATCAGAACCCTCAGTGGGAACATAATTAATAGATTTTCTGTGCTGTCTTTGATATCCAGTAATCATATTGACAGGCTGCTGGACTAGATTGAAGTAATATTGCGAAGCATTAGAAGTCGGTTGAAATCCAAAATATCGATTTACAAATGTTTGAGAACCCGCATAGAATAGGCTGTCGATGTTAGATTGGTTCCAACGGGATTGTTCGACAGGCATACATTTGGCTTGGAGGTTATCCAACCACTGTCTAATATTGTTTTGCGACGGCTCAAGAGTGTTATTCCAAGGCGGAAGGTAGAGAGACAAGGTACCTCCAAATTAAAATCTGAAGATATCTAAAAATTTTTATTATTGCAAGACGGATTGATAGAGTTTTTCTGAAATTCTAGATATCATTTCCATTGTCTCAATTTTTTTTCTTTCGCTATACATTGGAAAATGTTTATATAAATCTTGATGCATTGAAAAAGATATCTCTCTAAAAATCATATTAATGTCATTAATGCTGTAATCCAACTTCCTAATATCCGCTATAGACATCTGCTTTGCTCTTTTAGCATTCATAAGAGTTTTAAATGAAATAGAACTAGGATCAAGGTAAAACTTCATCATTACAAAAAAATAATTTTCAAGATTAAGTTTTGTATTTATTTTATGTACTTGTTCTTGATATGGATTGTCCCATTTATATCCTCTACAAGTTCGAATCATCAGAAAAAATCTCCTTAACCTTAGCAAATAGCTTTTCTCTAGGAATAATAATTTCTTCTTCGTCTGAGATTATTCTCAAATTCTTCCAACAACAATCTCCTCTTAAGTCTAAAATATTATCTGGCCAATCGAATTTTTCAGGAGGATATAGGCTATTTTCAATATTTTTGATTTCTTCAAGTTGTTTTTTTATGAATTCTTTTTCAGACATCCTTAACCCCTTCTTTCACCATTTTCTTTAAAACATCTCTCATATTACATCTAGCAAGTCTTTCAAATTCACTATGTGGAATTCTATAAACCGTCCTTTTCTCAGTTCCAAGCTTAAGCGCACTTATCAACCCAGATCTAATGTATTGCCTTATCGTATTTGGGTGCAAGCCTAACTTTAGAGCAAATTCAACGATGTTATAGAAATCTTTATCTAGATTTATCATTGTGACTATTCTTCACTATTTATGATTAAAATACAATGTTTGTTAACATATTAAAAATTATTTGACATCTACCTTAAATATGCTATGTTAAGTTTTTATTCACAAGGAGATTTATCATGAGTATATCAGTTTATGGCATTGGTGGTTTAGTAGCAGTTCCTCCCCCAGCAATTTCAGGAAGAGGAGTACCATCGGCTAATTTACAAGGAGCATTAGGACAACAATATTTCGACACATTGACATCACCTCCTACGGAATATGTCTTTAATGGAGTAACTTGGCAGGCGGGGGGTAATGGTGCGGCAACAACATCAACACCTGGTATTGTCACTCTTTCAACTTTGGCTCAATTAGAAGCAGGAACGGCCCCATCTGGAGCATATGTTCCTTTAGCAAATGACGTATTTACCTATGTTCAAAGCGTTGTTTTAGGTGGTGCTAATATTGCTCAAACAACTGTAACAGGTATAACAAATTTAGCTACAGATGCTCAAGCGGTAGCGGGTACTGCCACAGTTCCCGGAGTTACAGCCTTAGCCGTTCAACCTAGTAATTTAGCTGCTGTTTTTGCTGCACCTCCAGCAACAGGAGGAACGACACCGGCAGCTGGTACATTTACTAATTTAACAGCACTTGGAACGGTATCATTAAATGCTTCAGGAGCAGGAACTACAACAATTGGAGGATCTTCCGGAGCGATTACATTAACATCTGGTGCTGGAGGGCTTACTGCAGTCGGTGGAGGTAATACAATAAAATTATTCGATGATGCAGCAGCTAACGTTATTACTCTTGGAAGTGCATCTGCTACTTCTTTGGTAATGAAAGCTGGAACAACTTTTACTTTAGATGGAACAACTGGAACTGCTTATACTATAGGTACTTCTACAACGACAGGGACGATTACAATAGGTGGAACTGCCCAAACAGGAAACTTAACATTGGGTTCATCCTCAGGTACAAATGCCGTAAGAATTATGAATGGTTCTGGTGCTGGTACTTTAAGTTTAGGCGTGGTTCAAACCGGCGGAGCAATTAATGCCGGTACAGGAATGACTACAGGAACGATTACAATAGGTGGTACTGCTCAAACAGGCACAATTACACTTGGTAGTTCAAGTGGAACAAATTCTGTTTTGATTGCGGATGGAGCAGGAGCAACTACTCTTCATTTAGCAAATACACAGACAGGTGGTTCAATAAGCGCTGGTGCTGGTATGACTACAGGAACGATTACAATAGGTGGTACAGCCCAGACAGGAACAATTACTTTAGGAAGTTCTTCTGGAACCAACTCTTTATTAATTGCTAATGGATCCGGTGCGTCTACCGTTAATATTGCTAACGTTCAAGTTGGTGGTGCTGTAAATATTGGCGCTGCAATGACTACTGGTACTATCACTATTGGAGGAACAGGACTTCAAACAGGAACAGTTGCAATTGCACCAGGCACAGGAGCTCAGACAATTACGATTGGTCATGGAGGAACTGGGGTTAAGACAATCCAAATTGGTGATGGAGCATCGGCTAATGTTATTACAATTGGTACAACTAATGGAGCCGCAAGCTTAACAGAACATGTAGGAACTGGTAATTATACTCTTGATGGTGTAGCTGGTTCTACATATACAGTAGGCGCATCAACAACAACAGGAACGATTACAATAGGCGGTACTGCTCAAACTGGTGATATTATATTAGGTTCTTCTAGCGGAACTAACGCAGTTAAGATTATGAATGGTGCTGGAGCTGGAACACTTTCTTTAGGGGTTGTTCAAACAGCTGGTGCAATTAATATGGGTACCGCAATGACGACAGGAACAATTACTGTCGGTGGAACAGGTGCTCATACAGGTACAATCGCGATTGGCCCAGGAACCGGTGCACAAACAATCAATATTGGTCATTCAACTGGCGGTAAAACAATCAATATTGGAGATGGTGCAGGTGCTAATTTAATCACAATAGGAAGTAGCAATGGTGCTTCATCTTTATCCTTACTTGCAGGTACAGGCAACTTCTCTTTAGATGGTGCTGCAACTACAGCTTATACGTTTGCTCCTAGTACTACATCAGGAACGATTAATTTTGGTGGAACAGGTGCAAACACAGGTACAGCAACAATTTTGGGTGGTACTGGTGCTCAAACAATTAATATTGCTAACAACACAGGTATTAAAACGATAAACATTGCTGGTGATAGTGCTACATCTGCTAACGTAATCAAGATTGGTACAGGTGCAGGAGCTCAAACTGTTACTCTTGGTTCTACCAACACAACAAGTACTACCACGATCAATTCGGGAAGTGGCAATGTTAACGTTACTGGAGGACATCTTTCTATTGCAAGCGTTGCTAAAACATTGCTTGTTAATGGTGGTGCTGCCACAGATTTCATAGGCACTGGTGTTCTTACAGCAGGAACACAAACTATTTCAAATACAAACATAGCAGCTGGTGATGTGATCTTGATTACAAGAACAGCGGTTAATGCCTCAACTACACTTGGTGTATTGACTTACACTATTAGTGCTGGAGCAAGCTTTACTGTAACTAGCGTTATACTGGGGACACCAGGTTCGACGCAGACCGGCGATGTATCAAGCTACGCATATTTCATCGTTCGTCCTACATAATTAGATTGACGACGTACGATTTCCATGTTATCTAATAAGATAACATGGAAATCGAAAATTTAAGGAAAAAATATGATTAAGACAAATCCAACACTAGAAGTAAAGCTCGGTGAAAAGATCTTCACCTTACATCTACCAATAGAATCTACTTATGGAGAGATTCACGACGCACTATTTCAGATGCGCACGTTTATCGTTAATAAGATCATTGAAGCGAATGAAATGTCAGAAAAACATTTAGAGAAATTAGAAGAACCAAAGGATGAGTGATGTATACAAATCGTGTTAATTGGGAGACAATGCAAAGATTTGATACGTCAACTTTAACAGGATCGTATCAATTTTTTCCATCCCCGCTCTCTTTTCCTTCTTATATATTGAAGATGGTGAATACATCATCCTCTATTGTCGTCATATCAATAAATGGAGTTGATGACATAGATATTTTACCAGGCGGATCATTCTGGTTATATGACGAATATAAGGATCTAGGAAGAGAATTTCTTCCAGCCGGAACAAGAATTTTCGTTAAGCTTGAGACAGGATCTGCAGCAACGGCTGGTTCATTATATTTAGTATCTCAATATCTAGTCACAAACTGAGGTAACGATGAGTCAAGCAGGTGATATAAGTTCAACAGCAGGCCCAGTTCCTCCCTCAGTTCCTACACAATTCACAACTGATAATGGGGTTGCAGTTCCAGTTGCCAATAACCTTAATGTTTTTGGTGGAGATGGAATTTCAACTTCAGGATCTGGAAGCACAATAACAGTAACTGTCGTAACTGACGGATTTGATTGGAGTGAAGAAGTTGGACCCACCTATAACATTTCCGTAGACCACGGAGTATTTTGTAATGCAGCAATGACCGTCAATCTTCCAACTGCATCTCTTGTAACTGGGGATACTGTTCTCATTTACAACGATTTTGGAGCTACAGTAACCGTGCAAACAGGAGCCGGTCAAAGAATCCAATTTGGAACTGATTTATCTTCCGTTGCTGGAACTGCAACGAGCTCTAATATAGGGGATATATTAGAACTAACATATAAATTATCAGATACAGCATGGCATGTTATTGCTAGTGTTGGATCTTGGCCTTTATCATAGGTAAAAAATGGCAGGCGTAGCGAATTCACTAAATATTTCTCAGAATGGTTTGGTAAGATTTGATACCACCAATTTTTTTACTCCTGTAACTACGACACAGCATGATGTTTTAGTTGGAGCAACAAATAATGGCATTACCAATGTAGCACCATCAGCTACTAGTGGTATACCGCTTATTTCTAACGGTGTTTCTGCTGATCCACTATTTGGTACAGCGTTGGTCGTAGGTGGAGGAACTGGATCTACATCATTCAATATAAATGGAGCTGTATTTAGTAATACGACTTCAACAGGTATTCTTCAAGCAGCCACTCTTACTTCAGGACAACTTTTAATTGGTGGAACAACAACCCCAGCGGCAGCTACATTAACGGCAGGAAGCGGTATTTCCATCTCTAACGGAAATAATTCCATTACAATATCAGGAACAGGGGGAAGCTTTGCTTGGACGGATGTAACAAGCGCCACTCAAACATTAGCCGCTCAAAATGGTTATGTGACAGATAGGGCAGGAGGTGTAACATACACTTTACCAGCATCTGGAACACTTGGAGACATGATAAAGATCGTAGGAAAATCCGGAATAGCAGTCATTACACCTAATGCTAACCAACAAATTCTTATTGGTTCAACATCTGGACTAGCTGGAGCAACAGGAACAGCAACTGCAAATAATGCAGGTGATTGTATAGAACTTATATGCATAACTGCAGGTGCTAGTACAGTCTGGAGAGCGGATTCAGTGATAGGAACTTGGACATTAGTAACATCATAAAGGATTAATTATGGCAACGACACCAGGAAACGCAATCAATTGCACAACAACAGGAATAACCGGTTTTACAGGTACAGGATTTACAGGAACACCGGTAACCGCTCATAATATAATTATTGGTGGAAGTACATCCAGTACATTAGCTCAGGCGGCACCAAGTGCAACTTCTGGAGTGCCAGTTATTTCACAAGGAGCTTCTGCTGATCCTATATTTGGAACGGCAGAAGTAGCGGGGGGAGGAACTGGAGATACTTCTTTTACTGCATATTCTCCTATTTGTGGAGGAACAACAACAACAGGAGCATTACAAAGCACGACACTGGGAGCTTCTGGAACTGTATTAACTAGTACAGGAACAGGTAGTTTGCCTACTTTTCAGACCATTTCAGGAACATTTAATCCTTCAGCAGTAATTCAAGTAGCAGATGATTTTCTAGGAGTTACTGGGACAAATTTATCTTTATATAATTGGCAAAGTTCATTCATTTCAGGAGCAGTCACTGAATCAGGTCACCCGGGCATTGTGCAATTAACTGCTGCAGGAGTTACAGGGTCAGCTTCGTGTGTTTGCTTTCTAACGAATCTTACTGGAATTTCAAATTTTCCACCTTTTATATTAGGTGGGGGAGCTATGAGCGTAGACTGGTATTTTAAAATAAATACTTTGTCAACAGGTACAAATAGATATAATTTAGTAATAGGATTGGGTGATACTAGTACAGCCGCCGATCAAGTAAATGGAGCTTATTTTAAGTATAGCGATAACTTAAATTCAGGGAGCTGGCAAATCATAACCGCAAAAGCTTCAACTAGAACAACTAGCAACTCAAACTTAGCAGCAGCAACGGGATGGCATCACGCAAATGTAACAGTAAACGCAGCTGCTACATCTATAGCATATTCTATGGATGGAGTTGCAATAAACGTTAGTCCTATAGCAACAAATATACCAATAGCAGCAGTCGCACCAATCTTTTTTTTAGGAAACGTGGCGGGAACAAATGCAACTACTGATATTCTCATCGATTTATTTACTATGACACAGACATTAACGACACCACGTTAACCAACTTTTTGCATACCCATAGAGTAAACGAAGCTCTTCAATTCTTCCAAATCTTTCTTTTGGATATCCAATTCAACTTGCTGGTTTTGATGAGTCTTAACCAGCTCGTTGTGTCTTGCGAATAAACCACGGCGTACGTTATCGCTTCTTTGTTTAACGACTAACAATTCACGTCTAAATTCTTCTTTGAATAAATCTAATTCAGTGTTGTTGAATAGATCTTGTTGGATGTCCATATTAACCCTTAGAGGTTTGTGTTGAGATAAACATCTTAACACAAACATATAATTATAGTCAATACTATATTTATTTCTCTAATCTAACAGTCCAATAAACACTTTCTTCTTTACGATATTTTTCAAGATCAACTGATCTTAATTCAGGAATCTCATCATATTTAATTGAGCCAAGTTTTTTTGTCTTTGTGACACTTACCCCAGATCCTTTGGAGTTTTGGTCACCAGCGAGATTTATAAGGGCTTCCTTGAGATATTCTTCTTCATGAATTAACTGATCTATTTTTGATTTGCAAATCTTAAGTTCTTGGGCAATCGTTTGCCAACGGATATCTTCTTTGATAACGCAATCCTTATCTGACATTTCTGGAGGAACTCCTGTGATTACGAATCTCCAAAATTCCTCAGCTTTTTCTATATAGTTCCTTAAAAAGTCGTCATTTCTTTCAACCTCAATCGGATTAACCTTAAATTCTGGATGATATTCCCCATACCAAATCGAATCTAAATCATAGACGTACATCTGGTGTTGTAATTGAGAATAATAATAACCAGGCACCTCTAAAGTGTCTGAGAAAATTTCAACTCTTTTTAAGTTTGGACACTTGATCTCAACGGCAATCGTTTTATCTAGATTGATTCCGTCTAAAGAAGCGAGGAAGATCCCTTTAGTTTTTACATCATCCACGAAATATTCACCTAATAGGCTAGAGTAAAACTCTCTAGCCTCATTTTCTAATGCCTTACCTCTTCTCATCGCATCGTTTTCTTTCGTTTCGTATAGACCTAGCTTTTCTTGCCAAAGCTGATATCGTGTTTTCCATGGTGAAACGCCGAGGATTGCCGCACTGTCGGATGCTCCAATGTGTCTTCTTCTCAATTCGTGCCATTCCTGAGATCCTTGCTTGATATAAGTCATACTTCAACCTCTTTCTTCTGCATTCCGGCTAGCTTATTGATGATTGCCTTACCGTGATCCTTAGGAATCATCGATAAGCTTGTGATCTTGTAATGATCTAGGATTAGTTTCTTTTCCTCGTCTAGTCCTTTAATCATTAGCTCGATTTGTTGAAGTTGTCCTATTGTGATGAATTCCGGCTTTTGTTCGGGGACATTATGTACAACAGCTCTAGTTGCAGCATTACCGTCATCATCTTCGTCAGAAACAACGCCAATTGCAGCACATAAAGCATATCTTTTAGCGTAACTTGTAGCGCTGCCAATAACCTGAGCATCTAACTTTGTTAAAGGTATAATCAAGGGGCCAAATTCTACCCATTGACCTGATTGATGTACAACTCTAGTTGTGACAGATACGCTTTTATCACAGGTTACAACATCTTGCCATACCGTCAACCCGTTTTCTGTTAATGGACCTCTGATAGCTTCCCAAACAGATGAAATGTTAGAATACTTAGACTTAAAGTATGGATTAACCGCATCCTTAGATGCGGGTTTCATGTTCTTTTGAGCTTCAGACATTGCTTTAGCTAAGTCGTTAATTGTTTCAGATGTTCTCATTACTCCACCTCATTCCATTTTGTTAATTCTTCTTCAAACTTTTTATCCGTCATAGTCAAAGCAACCCAGTGCATCCAGTTAAGATCTAACTTATTCCACACATCATCGTACACAGGCTCTTCGTTACATAATGCAATTTTTAACATTTCAAGAAAGTCTTCGTAAATGATATATCCTACAAGTTCCTTAATCTTCAACTCAGCTTCTTTTTGGTATTCCCAACGCTTGTTGTCAAGCCAGTAGTCATATTCTTCCAGATCAATCCATCTATTTAACATACTAACCCCCTCCAAACACCTAAGTAAATTTCAAAACCTTCTTTATTGCTCCAGTAGAGCTTTAATCCTTGCTTCACTGCATTAAAGACAGTGTCATTCCATACGCCGCTTCGCTTATTGTCGAAGCATTGAAATATAGCTCCTGTATAACTACTTCCTAATTTCAGTTGTACGAGAAATTCGTACACTTGCTTTGCATTCATATTCACCTCTCTTGTTAGTATCTCACCGCTCAACCTGCTGGGCTGTTAACCCAGTCGACAAGGAGCTTGGCTTTGATATCTTCAATATAACAAAACGGTAAATTTAACGCAAGGAAAAAAGCAAAAACAATTCACGGTTGAAATTTATTCTGAGTTAAGTTAGAGTAGAGAAAAAGGAGGTAAAACATGGATTTAGACAAATACTTAGAACTTAAGAAAATATCCATAAAAAAGTTAGCAGATAGCATCGGATACGATTTTCAATATGTACGAAAGATAGTGAATAGACGATTGATACCTGGATCTAAATTAGCAAAGTCGATATCTAAGTGGAGTAGGGGAATGGTTAGTGAAGAGGATATACTTAATCAGGGTGTCATGACATTAAGGGAAGAAAAAGAACTACTTAGGAAGATAAGGGAAGACAGAAAAAAAGCCGCTCAAATCGACTAAACCATCCAGTCTTGGCATTTAGGTCAACCCAAGCGGCTATAGGATTATATTACATGCGAGGTTAAAATGAAGCAATGTAAAGAGTGCATAGGACGTCTATCTTATAACGAAAGGTATGACTCATTTTATTGCGATAAATGCAATATATGGCAAGAGAAGGCTTGCGGTGACGAGAAGTGTTGGTATTGCAAGGATAGGCCTCAGAGACCAGGGAACATGCCTTCTTTTCAAAATGTTAAGATGAAAAAATCATAGAGTGGTTAGAGAATGAATGAAAAAGAAATGAAGAAGGACCATTTTAAAGAAGCTATAACCGCTCTTTTTGATGAAGATTTTGATATAGCTGTATCATGTTTGATAGATGGTTTTTTATCAAATGAAGAAAACGGGAAAACATTTATGGGTGAGTATTATGAATATTTAGAAGGACTAAAAAAAAATTCAGGAAAAGATTTGCCAAAATAGATGACTTAAGATAGAAAAGATTCATCCCCCGAGATTTCTCGGGGGAACGAAGTTTGCTACTATGGAGCTCAAGCGGTTGTCTCCATAGTAGCAAACCTAACAATTTTACACAAGGGTTTGCTATGCCTTTAAAAATTTTAAGAGAAGATAATCATTTTCTTGGATTAATTCGACACGATGAAAAAGAATATCAATTAATATCTAAACATCCCTACAACCTATTAAAAGATGCAAATATCTCATGGGAATCAAAAGGATGCTTATCCTATTTGATGCTTTTAGAAGATGAAATAGATTTGCCAATAAGTGTAATAAAGAATTTGATTGAAGCCGGATATCTGGTGGAGGTGAAAGAATGAACCATTCAATTAATCTACTTACATCACTTTTACCGAGTTCTAAATATGTAAGTATTCACGTAGAAATTGCTAAAATTCTCGGCATAGAAGGCGCTATGCTGCTAGCCGATTTTATCGACCGATATGGATATCTTGAGGCAAATGAAAATCTTTGTTCTCATCCAGAACATGGAGATGGATTGATGTATTATACTCATTCCTGGGCATGGGATAAATGCGCCATTGAAGAAAAACCTTTTAGAGCCATCATCAAAAAATTTCAAGAACTCGAATTTATTCAAGTATATAAATTTGGTGTTCCATGCAAAAATTACTATCGTCTTGATTTGCAAAAGATTGCGGAATATCTTTCAAAAAATCTTTCTAGAAACCCCAAACAGGGTAACTGGTTACCCCAAACGGGACAACTAGAGACCCCAATCGGGGTAACTAATAACAATAACATAAATACAATACCTAAAGAAAAACAGCAGCAGCATCAGGCGCCGCCTCCTGATGCTGCTGCTGTTTTTTCTGAATTAGAAAAAGAAGAAAAGCCTATAATTTATCCTTCTCTCAGGGGATTAAAAATTCCTATCGAAGATCAATTGGAAATTACAAAAAAATATCCTTTGGAAGTAGTATATAACGCAGTCAAATGGTCCCTTCATCCTGATAATCCTCCAAATAAATGTCTTGCTGCACAGATAAAATTTGCATGCAAGAAGGGCTTATCCCTTGAATCAATGAAGAAAAAAACCTCAGAAACTCCTTACGAGAAAGTGAAAAAAATCTTCAAAAACGGGGAAATTTATAATAACGCGGAATGTTTTTTAAAATCCGATGGCATTGCTTTTGTGAGAGGTATGCGTAATAATTCGATAAAATTTGATCAATATTTCAGTTGGAAGAAATTTGAAGAATTATGCGAAAGCTTTCAAATTGAAACAATCAAGGAAAAAACGACATGAAAGATTTAAAATTAGACATTTATGTAAAACAATATATTGAAGAAAAATTAAAAAACCATATAGAATTCATTCACTTTAGGCCAGATGAGTGTATAGTAAACGAAGATTTTATCAATGGTTTTAAAGAAGGATATTTAGAAGGTCTAAACGACCTTATTTCACAAATTTTTAAAACTTAACTATAAGGAACCTAAAATGCTAGAAATCAAACCTAAATCATCTCGAAAGAGAAAAAACATTGACCAACCAAGAAGCAAACTGTATGAAAGTTACATACAGACCCAATATCATGAAGAGATAAACAGATTTAAGAAAGATCTGGAACTCTTAGGGATTCACGAAACAGCCATATACGCTAAGGTTTACGGTTAATGGAAATACTCGAATACAAACCGGTAGGCAAAGGAAGCCTAGTCGCGGAGATCTGCATCAAGGTCCCAAAGTGGGAACTCATCATTAATAAGATGCAGATCTTCAAAAAAGGCGATTCTAGGTGGATTAACTTCCCAGCATTGAGTTTTCAGGTTGAAGGTGAGACAAAGTACTACCCATTGCTAAAATTCGCCGACAAAGAGCTTTATGTTCGTTTTAGCCAAAAAGTCCTTGAAGCAGTAGACAACTACACTTTAACCCATGGTGACAAATGAGCGATATTGACATTAAAGACATCGACTTCGACGCAATGCACTCATGCGGTGTAAGCATGATCGAATTAGGCGCTATGTATCTTTACATTTACGAGCTTATCAATAACCCAGATATCGACATCGCACAAGATTTAGCAAAAGACATCATGGTTCTGGTAAAAGATCAGTTTCAAGAGTTACAACAGGATTACTACAAAGATAAAGAAATATATCATCTAGGGGAAAAGATAGGATTTCTTCTAGAGGATTTTCTCGAATGGAAAGACGTTCTTGCTGAAATGGGATTATGCTATGATTCGAACGAATAAAGCAGCATGGAGAGAAATAGGCGGTAAAAAGCACTATTATAAAAGCATCTGGGAATCTAATTTTGCTAGATACCTGCAGTTTAAGAAAGAGAAAGGACAGATCAAAGATTGGTTATATGAGCCAAAAGATTTCTGGTTTGAAGAGATTAAAAGGGGAGTTAGAAGCTACAAGCCAGACTTTTGTGTAGAAGAAGCAGACGGAAAAATAATTTGGTATGAAGTTAAGGGATACTACGACTCAAAATCAATGACCAAGATTAAGCGATTCAAGAAATATTATCCGAAAGAAATGCTTTTTTTGATTGACGCTGATTGGTTTTTTACATATGGTAAAATGTATGCGGGTTTAATGGAATGGGAAACTTCTTCAGGAATAAGTAGACCAAAAACCAGAAAGCTCACACGTGTTTAACTCCTTAATAGAGTTTAAGAATGAAATTTATCTCATGTTTTTTGTTAGTTTTTTTGTGTAGTTGCACGTATAACGTGAGCATGGCCCATACTCAGGGTACTGCAACTGATACAATCGACGATACAGCGAGCAATCAACCCAATGTATCGCCGAGTCTGACAGTTCCTGTTAAAGGGATTTGAATTGAGCCCTCTCTTTGTTAGTTTCCCTCAATGCGTTTTTTCGTGTTGAGGGATTTTTATTTTATCGGCCAAAGTTGTATGACGAGTGTTTTTTATGTTATTTGGAGATGATCAAATAAGGATCGTGATTGGTTGTAATACTTATACCATCCCTAATGATTCAGTGATTGAAGTCACAAAAAATAAGATCACCATCATACATAATGGCGAAATCACGGAAATTGATAGATGACTGATCTTACTTGGACCACTCAACAAAGAAAAATATCTGCACTTAAAGAATTTGAACATAATCCTCGACAGATCCATGAAAACGATTTTGAAAGATTAAAAAAAAGCTTGACTGATTTTGGCTACGTCGAGATCATAGCAGTTGACGCAGACAATACGATACTCGCCGGACATATGCGCGTTAGGGCCCTAAAGAAAATGGGTCATAAAGGATTAATAGATGTGCGAGTACCGAACCGTCCTCTAACTGATGAAGAGAGGAAAAAGTATGTACTTATTTCAAATCGTATTAGCGGCGATTGGGACTTTGACGTGCTTGGCGATTGCTGGGATGTTGATTTATTACTCGAAGTAGGTTTTACTCCACAAGAACTTGAGATTGACATAAATGATACCGATGAAGAAGATGAAGAAAAGCCTAAGTGCGAAAAATGTGAGTCTTGCGGTCAAAAGATAAAGAAACGCCCCTAACACTATGCTAGGGGCGACGCTAACAAGGACGCATTGATGAATAATGTCACTATTGTGCATTGTTTGTTATTATTGCAACATAAATGTGATTGACAAAAAGAGAATTTATGGATAAAGAGTATAAGAAACTTTTGAAGAAAGAAAAAGCCGTTGAAAAAGACACTAGACGTATTTTGTCTAAGGATAAGGCAAGAGATGCTTTGGTAGAAAAAGGGAAGATGGCTAAGAAAGGGAAATGCTAATTAATGATAGAATATTTTAAGGAAATACCTATTGATTGGCAAAAACTGGATGAACTTATTCTTGAAAAGAAAAAGTGTAAAGAAATAGCAGAAATATTTGGAATTCATCGAATAACCTTAACACATAAAATGACTAGAAAATATGGTAAATGTTTTTGTGATTATTCAAGTATGATTTTATTAGAGAAAAACAAAGAAGCAATTTTAAAAAGAATAATGAAATATTTATGACAGTAGATATTTTAGTAGAAACAAAGTTTGGAAGAAAACAAAAACCAATTGACTGGGAATTAGTAGATAGACTTTTAGAATCGCAATGTACTGGTAAAGAAATAGCTGGTCACTTCAACATGCATGAACAAACCTTTTACGATCGTGTGAAAGAGCATACGGGAACAACATTTACGTTATATGCATCCACACAACTGAGTAAAGGACTTAGTTTATTAAGAGCTGCCCAATTTAAAAAAGCAATGGCAGGAAATCCACAAATGCAAGTATGGCTAGGTAAACAATATCTGCAACAAAAAGACGGAACTAGCATTGAACTAACTCAACAAGATGTTGATAAAATGGATGCTTTCGTTGAAATGTTAAAAGAAAAACAAAATCAAACTGAATCTTTATCCAATTCTTCTGACTTAAACAAAGAAGATAACAACACAAGCAGTGAGTAAAAATCATACTGATTGATACTCACGATCATCGCCTGATCAGGCAATGCCTCAATAGACTTAATCATCTCATCTAACATTGCAATAAGTTCAATTCTAGTCGGCTTACGCTTTGGCTCAGGGTCAACTATCGTCGGTAATACCTCATTCCCATTATCGTCTATTCGGATGAAATTACCCCAGTCTTTAGCTTGACAGCATAAAGATTCGCCTCCGAATACGCTAATTTGATCGCATTTACAAGACACGTGATCGTTTTTCTGTAGAGATTCTATGATGTCTTTGCAGATTTTGCATTTGGCTCTATTTCTCAACTGGTACCTCATGTTCTTCAGTCGACCATTTCATTAGGCATTCAGTAGAGCAAAAATATTCCCTTTGTAGTTCTTCAAAAGTTTCTAGATTATTAATTTTCAAAAAAAACCTCATCTTCTTTATTTTTTCTCCGCAATTAGAGCAATTATCCCAAAGTATATCATCATCTTCCGAATGGGTCATATCTATTCCTAAATCTTCCTTTATTGTCATCTTCATACGGATTATACTCTGTGACTTTATGCGTACATACCGCGTAGCGTAAACTGTCGATTGCGTGGTCATCCCTCTTCAATGGTGCGTCGACGCCTTTTTCACCTAGTTTTGGGTCCCATACGTATCCTTCGATCTCATTTATCAAATTTGGACAGCAATCTAGAACACTCAATACGCCCTTATACATTAAATCTGTCATGATCTGTATTCCTTTTTCTACATCATTATCAGCATGTATAACGGGCAAACCGGCACGCCGTAATTCTAATTCAAAAGATGCTGCGCTTGGGTCAATATATACTTTTCTAACCGGATAATCTTCCAAAAACTTTTGAACGTCATCAGCTAGCTCGCTGTTAGTTTTTTGCCTACCTTTCTTCTTATGATCCCAATAATATTCTTTTTCGACCCATATACGTTTACCTGTTTGCGTATATCTCCCTGTAGATACACCAATCAAAAGACAGCAAAATGGATTGTTTGTGCCGTAATCTATTCCAGCGATCCAATATTCTGCCGAACAAGGAGGACGGCATAAGACATGCAAAGCAGGATCAAAAAACTCAAAAATTGCTCCCTCTGCAAGACACCACAAACCCAGCACATTACGTTTATAAAAAATGCCAGCCGAACTATGCTTAATGCGGTCCTTATATTCTTTGGTAAGAAATACATTATCGTCCAAAACATAATGTAAAGCGTAATAGTTAGGGTCTCCGTCATCTGCTTTATCTATCCATTCCTTCATAATGTGTTTAGGTTGTTTGGGGTTGCATGTTGCAAATGCAATGCTATGAGGATTTGATAGTCGTGTATCTATCATATTAATAATTGACGTTGGATATAAAGTTATCTCGTCACAATATACAACAGACATCGTGAGTCCTTGAAACTTACCGAGATGCCCCTCATCTTTCGCCCCAAGAGTCGATATAACCTTATCTCCGAAACGAAGTTCTCTCTTTCCTGCAAACCAGGTGAGATATGGACGAAAAATGGATAATTGTTCGGACTCCAAAAGCAGCCTAATGGCATTATCATAGATTGTATCAGATGTGTAACCGACCATAAATAGTTGGTTGTCAGGGCATTCCCAGCAGGCTTGCATGAATCGAATAAGCGTACAAACCGTTTTTCCTGTGCGTACTGATCCATGAGCTATGTTCCATTTTTTGGTTGATTCAAGGATAAATTGCAGTTGTTTTGGGGCGAGTGGTTTGTCATATGCCATACATATATCCCACTATAACTATATATAACTTAATATAACTCATTCATTCCACCCTCTTTGCCTTAATGCATACCTTCTTCTCTTCTCCATAATCTTAATATATTTATCCGGATTAGCGACATATTTAGGCTCATGTTCAAGAATCCATTCCTTAGCCTCATCATAGTCATCAAATGTGAGGCAAAATGTAGGACAACCCTTGCGTCGAATCATCACTTGATATGTTGTACAGTACTTATGTACGCGTTCTTTGATCATTGCCATTGACATTAATTCCTTGTGTTGATATATTGTATCTAAGGTAACACAAGTAACAAATCTAGTCAACAAGGAGACAGAAAATGACAGCAATATTAGTTTTACTATCAGGAATCTTGCTAATTCTGGGACATAAAGAGCATCAAAAGCTTGATAGGATGGAGCAAGATGTAGCAGCTATTAAGACAGAGATTATGATGATGGATGCTTCAGAAAAGGCAAAAGAAAAGCATGAGTGAAATAAGCGAAGAAGAATATCTAGAAAAAAAAGGATATTTTTTAAATGAAGTATGCAAAAACATTTTAAAATTTTCAGAAAAAAACAACATCAGCCTGGTTTTAGCAGTAGACGCATATTTTACAGCAATACTTAATCTTACTAATGAAACAGTAGGAATTGAGGGTGTAAAGTATTTAGGGTTAACTATAATAAATGATGTTGTTCCAGCGATTAAGAATGAAGAAGAAAGAAAAAAAATAAACGAAGCTGCTTTGAGGGGGAAATCATGAATGAAACATGGGTACATTTAGAGCAATGGATACAAACTGCTTCCATCATATTTACTGTAGTAGGATCAACGTTTTATTTTCGTAGAGAGATAAAAAACGACACCAATGCAATACACGATAGACTTGATGCAGAAACAGCAAGGGTCGATGCGCAAATGGCTAGGATTGATCAACTGTACCAAATGTACGTAGAAATTATGAAAGAAGTTAGGGAAGGTAGGAAGTGAAAGAAAAAATTAAAATTTCTTATTTAATAACACTTCTAATTTTCTCTTGGATTTTAATATTTAAAATTAGCTTTGAGTTGTACATACACTCTAAACAAAAATATGAAAAA